GTCGAGCGTTGCGAGCGCTTCGAGCAAGCCGTTGATGTTGCGCACGAGTTCGTCGCGTACAGCGCTGTACTGGTCGCCATCGGGCGCAAAAGCGTTTTTCCCGTTGAGCCAGTTGTTGTACGTGGCGCGCGATACGCCAAGCGTCGCGGACATTTCGGTGTCCTTGGTGCTGCCGTGGTTCTTCATGAGAACCAGCACCTTCGGGTCCACCGCGCCTTCTGCGGGCGCTGCGGTCTGCGTCTTCGGTGCGGCTGGCTTGCGTTCGGCCTTGGGCTTCGCTGCCTTCTCGCCGCTCGACGCGTTGCCGATAAGCTCGATCAGGTGATCGGCGGTATCCTCGCCGTATTCGAGGCCGACCATCTGCAACGCCTGTACGTCGTTCTCGTCAAGGCCGAGACGCTTGCCCGCGCCATTGGCGAGAATTTCGTCGTCGTCCAGTGCGAGCGATAGATCGTCGTACACGGTCATCTGATCGAAGTCGTTGCCGACATGCGACTTGATCTTGGCCGCAAGGTCTTCGGCGCTGGTTGCGGTAGCGTCGGACATGGCTTGCTTTCCTTTCGGGGTTTCAGCTTGTGCAAGGTGCTGTTCAAAGAAGATTTCCACGTCGGCCTGCACGATACCGGCGTTGGAAAGGACTTGCGCGGGCGTCTTCTGGTACGAAAGCTGCTTGAACACTTCTTTCGCTACGCTCTGCGACAGCTTGACGATTGCGTTTTCTTCCCACAACCGCGTATCGATGGTGTTGCGGCCAAGCCAATCTGCGGACAGCAACGCCTCGAACGGTTCGAGAACCTTTTCCAGTTCGTCGTCAAGCCCGCTGCTGTACTCGGTGCGCGATGCGTTGACGAAATCCTCGTCGGGTTCCGTGACCGCTGCGTCGGCTTCGTTCAACATGCCAACGTCTTCGTACTCGCCGTTCATGAGTACGTACATGTCGTACATGTCTTGAATGATCGGCAGAACCTTTTGCTGGACGTTCTGCATGGCGGCAAACTCGACCTGCGACGCGACAGCCTTCATAGCCTGTTCGATGGTGGGTTTGCGCTTGGGTGCGAGGCCGGGGTTGCCCATGGCCTGTTCGATGATATCGGCTTTGTCACCGATCAGTTCGTTGATGTACATTGGCGCGCTCCGGTGTACTGCGGTTAGTGAATAGCCCGTGTAGCGGGAGGAATTGCTACACGGGCTATCTGCTAAACGCAGCCGATTACTCGGCGGCGCTGGCAGCTTCCGGCTCGACGCGCCACACGCGGACGCCACGGCCCATCTTGTCGTCGTTGACGGTGCGGATAGCGAAGTCCATTCCGGCGTTCTGCTTGCGGAAGCGACGGATCGCACCGCTGATACGGTTCGACGCCTTGCGGGCTTCTTCCTTGAACGCCTTGGCGCGCTCGGCTTCGTCCTTGATCGTGTCGGGCACGGTGACGCCGACGAGGAACGATGCGCCGACCGGCATTTCACCGAACGGGTATTCAGGCGACTTGCCGCCACCGCCAAACGTGGTGCGTGCCGGGACTTCGAAGCCGGTTTCGATCTTGAAGGCGCTCGACGCCGTGGTTTCGGTTGCCGGTGCGGCAGCAGCAGCGGGAGCGGCTTCGGTGGTCTTGGCCTTGGGGGCAGGTGCGTTTGCCATGGTATTCACTTTCTCTTAGGTTGCGGGTAGTGCGATAAACTTGTTATGCACGGTCCCTGATTAGCTGTCAAATGGTTTCTTGTCAACTAGGCCGATTGGCCTTAGCACGCCTTTCGTACGCGCTGTGTTTCAGGCTGTCAAGTCCGGTGCGGCCACGGGTTCTTTCTGGACGGCGACGTGCGTTCCGTCCTTGAGTTTCAGCAGATCGTAGCCCCATGCGTACGTTGCGGGCATTGGTACGATCAGGCCGCGCCCCTCGAACTCGCCGTTGAGGCACAAGAACCGCTCGTATGTGGGTTCCTGTTTGACCGCTGGTGCGGTTCCCGGCATTTCAATATCAGTCTCTATCTTCATGGCTTCTCTCCTTTGGTTTTACGACGATGCGGTACAGTACGGGAAACTGCTTGAAATACGCAACACGCGCCGTTTCCCTCGACGCGTGCGACGAACCGTAAATCTGATCGCCAAAACTGTTCTGTTGTACGTTGGTGTATCTCGGCTTTCCGTCTTTCAGCAGGTGGCGCATGTGCGCGTCGCTGTAGAAGATCGCACGCATGGCTTCTCTCCTAGCTGGCTAGTTGTGGTGCGGCGATCCGTCTAGTCGCCTCGATTTCCCCGCCCGTGGAAAGGGTGACGGCATAGGGCAGGTGGTTGGCCTTCAATGGGGTAGGATACAGCCCCCACCAAAGCAGACAAGCCGCCTCGCTGATATGCGAAACGGGCAAGGTTCCATCGATAATGCGCCGAGCTAGCTTTTCGGCTACCTCGACGCTAGTGCAGATCACGTACACGGTACGCGTCATGGCTTCTCTCCTAGAAAAGCGGTCGCAGTTTCGGGTACTCGTCTGCGATCTGGATTACCTCTTGTACAAGCCGCAAATCAAAGCACTGTACACTTGCCGGGTCCGACTTGAACTCGACGGCGATAAGCGCGAGCAGTTCCATAGCCCGCGCTTCCAGCTTGAACTTGCGTTCCATTTCATCCATTGCCTTTTGTGTAAGGCGCGGCGTTCTGTCTCTCATGGCTTCTCTCCTATTCGGCCCATTCGGGCATGATGCCGTCAAAGTAAAATGCCTTGCAATCTTCGGCCATGGCCGTTGCGGCGCTGCCGTCGTCTTGTTCCGGCACGTCGGTATCGATCAAATCGCCGTCGCTGTCGAACTCGAACCAATACGCGCGGCTGTCGCGTAGCTCGCTACATGGCCAGCGGCGATTGAACGCCGCCACGCCGTCGCGCGACACAATGACTTTGCGCGAATTGTTCCAAATCGAAATCATGGCTTCTCTCCTATGTGCTAACGGTTTATCGAGCGCCGCGACACGCGCGACGCCTATAAGCCGTTAGCTTGTCTGAATTTGCTTGCCTATGTGGCGCGTGTTAGTGCCGACGAATTGCCCGACACGGCGACGCCCAAAGCGTTGTTCGTTGCGCAACAGGCGTTGTATCTCGTCGCTGCACTCGTCCGGCGTGCCTGCTAGCACTTTCGAGAAATAGGCTAGCTTGCCGCTTGGCGTACGGTAAACGGCTTCGGTTTCGTGCAAGTCTTTTGGTGCGGTCATGGCTTCTCTCCTAGCGTAGCGCGCTTGCGCATGTATCGAATGAATGGGTTAGCTGGCATTTGTCCAGCGCGTCATGGTTGCTTGCGGCTAGCACTAGTGGCGCGATACACGCCACTAGAACGCCAAGCCATAGCGCGACGGTTAAGGCGCGCATTAGAGCAATTCGCCCGTGTACATGTCGAACGTCATACCGTCACGGAATGGGATTTTCAGCCCTTGCCAGTAATTGCCGGTTGCCTCGAACACGTCGCGCGGATTGCGTACGTCAACGAACCATTCCCCGGCTTTCTGGTACACGCAAAAGCGCAAACCAAACTGATTAGCGGCTTGGCACATTTTGCGCTTAGTGGTGACAGTCTGCCAGCCGTCCGAATTGAGCGTTACAGCGTCGCCGTCCCGTGCGACAATGCGCGTTGAAATGTACGTGACGGAACCGCGCGTGGCGTCGTGTTCCCATGCGGTGCGGTACGTCGAGAGCTTGTCAGTGCGAGCCATGGTCTAAACCTTTCTTGGCGTTATCAAGCGGAATTGCTTGCTAGTTGCGCGCCACGTATAGCGCGCAACAGGTAAACAATTCGTTTATTCGTCACGCCATGAAATAAACATGACGGTGCAAGAGCGATACGGGCGAAACGTCATGCTGTCGCCATAGCGCTCAACCGTGCCGCGTACGCCTGTCAAGCCCATTTCAGCCTTTGCGCGCTTCATTAGTTCGCGCTCGAATACGCGGTTAGCCTTGCTGTAATTGGTGCCGCCGTCATATCCGTAATGTGTCAATTCCGGCATGGTGACGATTGCGCGCTTAACCCACGAATAGTTTGCTGCACCCGCGAACGTGTCTGTGTATTCAACGTCATATTTGTTTGCCATGGTCTAAACCTTTCTTGGCGTTATCAAGCGGAATTGCTTGCTAGTTGCGCGCCACGTATAGCGCGCAACAGGTAAACAATTCGTTAAGCCTTGCGCTTTGTGCGCTTGCAATGGCAGATTTGCGTATTGTCGCCGTACGTGACGCCATGCCACTTGAAACCGTCCGGCCCGGTAAATTCCACGTCGTACCGCTTGCCCGCTATGTTGTGGCGTCCAACGCTATACGCGCCATTGAACTTCAATGTACCGGGCCAATCTGTCACAGTGCAATGATTGTACGACGCGCCTTTGGTTAGCGTCATGTAAAGCGTCGCCTTGCCTGTTTCGATCATGCTAGCCAATTCGCGCTTGCCGCAACATGCGTAACAAATCGGCTTGGCGTTGTCGGTGCGCTCGAAATAGCCGTAACCCGTGCCGCCGTTAGTGCTAACCGGCTTGACTTCCCCGCAATCGCCGCAAAGGAATTGCACGCCGTCAACGTGCTTGACGTTGCGAGCCTGCTTTTGTGTCTTAATGATCGTTGCCATGGTCTAAACCTTTCTTGGCGTTGTCGATAAGCATCATGTAAAGCGCTTTGCGTACGCTGTCAACACGGTACACGCGATTTTTCTGCTTTTTCTGTCGTACACGCGCAAAATGTCCAATTCGAGCGCGCTAGACCTAACTGGACATAGTGTCAAATCGATCTAGCGGCCAATCATGGCAGGGATTTGACGATTTGACAGAGTGTCAATCTGGACGTGGTGAAAAGCGTTGCAAACCTGCCAAGCCGTTTAGACGCATAAATGTCTATCCTAACACTGGACAGCCTAGGTCTCTCCCCCTTTAGGGGGAGAGCCTTGCGGCCTTGTGTATGGATAGGGTGAAAAATCCGTTTCGGGCTGATTAGACACTGTGTCTAGTTGGCGACAAAGGGAACAATCGGCAGGGTTGGACAAATAGCGGCGAATTGGAACGGACTGGACGAATTGCCATTCGCATTCCGTCCTCTTTACCGTTGTGCGCACATAGCCCGACGCGCGACGGCTCGAACCGCTCGGATTGTCCAGATTGGACTAGACAACGTGTCAACCTAGCAGGTCTAGCGCGCTCGATCATGGCCGATTAGACACAATGTCCAGCACGTCTAGCAGGCTAACCCATTGATATCGTTGAGCTTTACACTGTGTGTTCGCATAACATGCATTATGGAACTATTAACTCGATGTTGGTTAATCGTCAATGATATCAATGGGTTAGCTGACGGCTCGCCGGGCGATTAGACGAATTGACTTTACACGATGCAAAGAGGGGGAGGGGGTCAAGGCGGGGGTAGGGGGCGGATCAGACTTTGCGGTTTATCACCCGAATGGCCCGGCGCGTCCAAACCGTCCTGTAAAAATTACAAGTTGCAATTCTGCTAAGTCGTCTAGTTGTCTTATACGTCCTGCAAAATCCTAGCAGACCTCCCACTATGAGCGCGAACTATACAAAGTGTCTAATTGACAAACCGCGTGCTACGCAGTCTTCAAAGTGGCCAACTCACGCGGAAGTGGGCTTTACAAAGTGTAAACCCGATACGCACTATAATCCCCTCTCCCTTTAGGGGGAGTGGGATATAGGGCTAGACGGCAGGGATCAAATCGGCTAGGTGTGCGTTGCTAGCAAATGGCACGCGGTGTGCCAGAAAGGAACGAAGCCATGGCCACGAAGAACAATCTGGACGTTGGGGCAGAAGCGCCTCACCACACCGATCTGGCAGAGCGCTACCGGATCGAAGGCACGGTGTACGATCTGTCGCAGATCATCGCGGCGGTTAAGGGCGAACAGTCAAACGACGACTGGAACGGTCGCACGGTGGGTGATCGCCTCGACGCCACCAAAGCGTACCTCAAGTCGGTGGACGCCGAGAAGGTTGACGAAACCGAGAATACCGCTGGTGACGGCGAGACGGTGCGTGACGGCAACGGCAACATTCTCGAACACCCGGCACAGATCGCCGGTAGCGACGGGAACGATGCTAGCGGCACGGGCACTGCGACCGCCGTACAGGGCGACACCATGTCTGACGAAGACAAGGAAGCTATCGAGCTTGTGAAGGCCGCGAAGACGGCGACAGGCGCGGTGGACACGCTGCGTGCGTTCAAGCAGGAAGACGAGGCGAAAGAAGTGGAAGACCTCAAGTCGTCCAACGAACGTCTCACCGACCAGATCGCCGCCATCCGTGACAAGCTCGGCGCGGGCGACGGCCTGATTACCGACGCTATCGACGCGCTGGCCGAGAAGGCGAGCGAAGCCGAACAGCGTGCCGTTGCCGCCGAACAGGATGCGTCGCAGTTGCGTACGGAAGTGCAGCGCTTGCGTGAAGCTGGTAAACGCGACAAGCCGTTGCACGGCGCTATCGAAGAATTGAAAGCGCCGTACTGACGCCTAGCTAAGTAACTCCTGCAATAGCTCGTCGTCTTCGTTGTACGACAGCATTGCGGGGGTTACGTCTATCACGCGCTCGTAGTCAGCGTCGATCATCGGTACACGGTTACGCGCGTGTTCGAGCGCCGACACGATAGCACGGTCCATAGTGATTTCGTGCTTGACTTCGATCTTCTCACCGAAGCGCTTGCTGTCCCGCTTGCCGAGAACCCACTTGATATTGTCGGATATGACCTTGGCCATTTTGGCGTCGGACTGTCCGTGTATCTTGTGATTATCGATGTTGACAAGCGCGTCGGCCATGGCGTCGTTGCCACGCTGTACCGCTTCCTCGTACATCGTCTGTAGTTCGGGATTGTTCTTGACGTGATAGTCGAACACCGACACCGTAATGTTAGCGCGGTCGCACGCGTCAGTAAGCGTGCGCCCTTGACCAATCTCGCCAAGCGCGTATAGAACAGCGGGGTAGTAGTCATACGACAAAGACATGGTGTACCTCTTTCGACGCGCAACATAGGGTAAAACGGCGTGGCAAGCAAGATCAGCATAGAAACGGAAACACAGCTAGCCGAGTTCCTAGCGGGCTTCTATGCTGATCCGTACGGCTTCGTCATGGCGGTGTTTCCGTGGGGATCGAGGCTGGACGCCAACGGCAACAAGGTGCGCATACCCGGCATGGAATACCTGCCGGACGGAGCGCCCAACCCGCTGATCGACAAGACCGGGCCGGAAGACTGGCAGCGCGAGGAACTACAAGCGCTAGGCAGGCATATACGCGAGAACATGGAACGGCGCGAGCTAGGGCTAGACATGGAAGTCTGGCGCAGCGCTATAGCGTCGGGGCACGGCGTGGGCAAGTCGGCGTTCGTGGCGTGGGTGATCTACTTCTTAATGAGTACACGAGTGGACACGCGCGGTGCCGTCACTGCGTCCACACAGTTCCAGCTTGAAGACAAGACATGGCCGGAACTAGCGAAGTGGCATAACCTCGCACTCAACCGGCATTGGTTCGCATGGGCGGGCACGTCGTTCTCGTTTGCAGCGTACCCCGAAGAAAAGCGCAAGAACTACCGCGCCACCGCAGCAACCGTTAGCGAGACGAACACCGAAGCGTTCGCCGGTCTGCACAACGAAGGGCGTACGGTCTTCGTGATCTTTGACGAAGCGTCCGGCGTGCTATCGAAGATTTGGGAAGTTGCCGAAGGTGCGTTGACAGACGGCGAAGGCTTTTTCTTTGCGTACGGAAACCCGACGAAACCAGACGGCGAGTTCGCAGACTGCTTTGACAAACACTCCCACATATACCGTACACGACATGTCGATAGCCGCAGCGTGTCGCATACGAACAAGGCAGCGCTCGCCGGGATCATTGCCAAGTACGGTGAAGACAGCGACGAGGTAAAGGTTCGTATCAAGGGGCAGTTCCCGACACAGAGCTTTGACGGCTTCTTTGACGTGGCGAGCGTCAGCGAATGTATGCAGCGCGAAGACGTAGTGGTGGACCGCAGCGCCGCGCTTATCATGGCGGTGGACGTAGCCAACAGCGGCGGCGACGAAATCGTTATTGGCTTCCGGCAAGGATGGGACGCACGGTCACGACCGCTACAAGCGCGTACCAATTTGCGACACGGCGAAATGGTGAAGTGGGTAGCGGCCACGGCTGACGCCAACCAGCCCGACGCTATTGTGATCGAATGCGTGGGTATCGGTATCCCGCTATGCGACGACTTGGAAGACTTGGGCTATAAGGTACACCGCGCGTACCCCGGCTCGATAACAACCGATCCGCACTACTACAACAATCGTGCGCTATGGTACAGCGAGTTCCGCGATTGGGTGTACGAACCGTTGAGCGCTATGCCAGACGATCCGGTGACGTTTAGCCAGATGACGAAAATGAAATACTTCCTGCGTAAGAGCGACGGCAAGACGTTGATGGAAAGCAAGCAGGACATGCGCACGAGGGGCTTGCCTTCTCCCGACCGCTCGGATATGTACATGTTGACGTTTGCTGTTAAGGTAGCGCGCCGCAACCTCAACATGGCGGCTAATGCGGGAGCTAGACGGCGACGGATGGCAAAGACCGAATACGACCCATTGAACACTTAGGAGCAAGCCCATGGCCGCATTGTTCTCGACCCCCAAAATGCCCGAAGTCAAGACGCCCGATCCGGCTCCGCCCCCGCCTGTCCGCTCGGCGGAAGATACCTCGAACCTCGCGGCGCAGCAGCGTGAGAGCTTTTTCCGGCGCGGCGGGCGTGCCTCAACCATGCTGACAGGCGGTAGCGGTACGAGCGGTGGCGCGTCGGCTATCCGCTTTCTCGGCGGCGCAGCAAGGACATAAACAACATGGCGCGGCTCGACCCTAAAGACGCAATCAAGCTATACGAACAGGCGAAAGCCATACGCTCAACCGAAGAAAACGACTGGCGTATGGCGGCGGCATACTGTCTGCCATCGCACTATTCGGCATGGCAGACGGACGGGCCAGCGTCGTATCACCAGAACAACGCAGCAGCCCGCCGTGTCCAGTACGACACGACGGGTACGCGCAGTTTGCCGAAGTACGTATCGATCCTCGAACGTATCGCTACGCCGGTAGGGCAGCGCTGGCACGGGCTAATGCCGTCCGATGTACGGTTGCGCAAGCAGCGTCGTGTCAAAGCGTACTTCGATGCGCTACAAGATTTGTTGTTCAAGATGCGGTACGACCCGAAGGCGTGGTTCCGTACTGCGTCGAGCGAAATGTACACCAGCATGGGTGTGTACGGCAACGGCCCTATCTACATCGGCCAGCGCAAGCAGACGCCGATATCGAGGCTTCCCGGCTTCCGGTACATCGCGTGCCCCATGCGTGACGTGTTCTTTCTTACAGATGACGATGGCGAGGTAGTTGCGGTGTTTCGCCGCTTCTGGCTCAACGTACGTCAGTTCAAGCAGAAGTTCCCCGACGCGCCGTTCCCGACGCAGATGCAAGCGGAAGCCGCGAAGCCAGCGCCGAACGAACAGCAGTATTTCGAGTTCGTACACTACGTCACGATGCGTGGCGCAGACTACGATCCTCAAGCGCTCGACGCACGACGGCACCCTGTCGTCGGCTCGTACGTGTGCGTCAAGAGCCAAGAGTATGTCGGTGACGAAACGGGCTTCCGGTCCATGCCGTATCGTATCCCGCGTACGGCTACCGTGGCTGGCAACCCGTATGGTATCAGCCCCGCCGTGTCGGTACTCGCCGCACTCGGCGGCGCGTCAACCGTCAAGAAGACGTATCTCAAGCAGGGCAACAAGGCCGTGGACCCGGTGTTGCTGGCCTATGACGACGGCGTGTTGAACGGTGAAGTGGACTTGCGCCCCGGTGCTGTCAACTACGGTGGCGTGGACAAGCAAGGCCGACCGCTTATCCAGCCGCTTGCAACCGGCAACTTCCGAGTAGCCGAAACGCTATTGGCAGACGAGCGCCGCGATATCGAAGACAGTTTCTTTGTGACGCTGTTCCAGATACTCAACGATACCCCGGAAATGACAGCAACCGAAGTCATGGAACGTGTAGCCGAGAAGGCGTCGTTACTGTCACCGACGATGGGCCGGTTGCAGTCCGAGTTCCTTGGGCCGTGTATCGAGCGCGAAATCGATATGCTGGACGAATTGGGGCTACTCCCCGAAATGCCGCCAGAACTTATCGAGGCCAAGGGCGAATACGAAGTGGTGTACACTTCGCCGCTCGCCAAGGGTCAATACGCCGAAGAAGTCAGCGGCTTCATGCGTGCTGTCGAAATGGCGTTGGGCGTGGCCAATGCGACGCAAGACCCGTCGCACCTTGACCACTTTGATTTCGACACGGCCATTCCCGAAATCTCGGACTACATGGCTGTACCGGCGCGGTGGACTAATGACCAAAAGCGTATCGAAGCCAAACGGGAAAACCGTAGCCAGCAAGCGCAGCAAGCGGAACTACTCAAGAATGCGCCCGCACTGGCTAGCGCGGCTCAAACGGCGGCTAGTATGGAGCAAGGCAAATGAGCGGTGACGACTTTGTAGATAGCGACCCGTTCGACCCCGAACTCGCCACGCAGGCAGAGAACGTACAGTACGAGCAAGGCGTTGATGTAAGCGAAGCCGTAGCGGCTTTTATGCGTCGGCGCAAGTCGGCGTACAGTGCAGTGTTCGAGGCGGGCACGCCGAGTAAGGACGATCTGCAATTCGTTCTGCTGGACCTTGCGCACTTCTGCCGTGCGTATCGTCCGACCTTTCACCCGACAAACCAGAAGATACAAGACCTTCAAGAAGGGCGTCGGGAAGTGTACCAGCGTATCATGGATTTTACGCGTCTGTCCCATGACACGTTGATGTTGCTATATACAGACGCAGAAGCACCAAGAGGAATGAAACGATGAAGTGGAACACTGGCCCGGTATTCAACGCCGAAGGTGGCGGCGGTGGCGGCGGAACTCCCCCGGCACCCGCACCGGCTGGCGGCGAAGGCGGCACACCCGGTGTAACCGCGCCATGGGCGGGCGCGCAGGGTGTGTGGAAAGTTGGCGAAGGTGAAACGGCGCAGCCGTGGTGGAACACCATTCCCGAACCCGAAGCGCGCGCACATATCGAAGCGAAGCAGTATGCCAGCCCCGCAGAACTGGCATTGGCGAATTACAACCTCACCAAGCTGCAACGTGGTGCTGACGACATTCTGGCGCTGCCCGCGAAGGACGCACCGCCCGAAGCGTGGAACGACGTGTACAAGAAACTCGGACGGCCCGACACGCCGGATGGGTATGAACTCAAGTTCGGTGAAGGCGTCCAGACCGACGAGAACATGGTAAAGTTCGGCAAGACGCTGTTCCATGAACTCGGCGTACCGGCGAGCAAGGCGCAGGCCGCAGCGGACAAGTGGAACGGGTTCGTGGCCGAACAGGAAGCGGCCATGCTCGAACAGGCGCGTACGCAAAACCAGCAAGAGCTTGACGCATTGTCGAGCAAGTTTGGTGCCGACCTTGAGAAGAACAAGGCGGCGGGGCAACGTGCCGTGCAGGCGTTGGGCTTGACGAACGATTTCATCGAACGCCTTGAAAACAACATCGGCGGTGCGCCGGTTGTCGAACTGCTGGCGATGATCGGGCGTAAGTCTGACGAAGGCGGGTTCGTCAATACCGGGGGGCAGATGGACCCCAACAACCCGGCCACGATGACGAAAGAACAGGCGCAGTCGCGTATTCAGCAGTTGCAGGGCGACGCCGAGTTCCAAGCGAAGTACACCGACAAGAACCACCCGGCTCACAAAGACGCGTTGCAGCTTATGGAAAGGCTGTTTGCGCGCGCATAAAGGCCGCTTGACGACGTACCTAATCTGACGTACTTACGAGGGGAACCGATCTGTTCGGTTCCCTTTTTCTATTTGAGGGCCGCTTTGGGCGCACACCCCTCGTTCAACACTCGAACAGACGGTTAGCAACCGTAACAAGGGGTTTTACCATGGCGGAAACACTAGCTACCTACAGCGTACCCGAACACCACGTCAAGATGTACACGGCGAACGTACAGGCGGTTCTCACCAAAAAGGGTGGACTGCTTGGCGCGTACGTGTCGTCTGCACCGTACACCGGCGAGAAGGCGCAAGTCGTCAGCTTCATCGGCCCGGTTGAGTTCGTGGAACGCGACACTCCGTACGGCGATACCAAGCTGTCGGAACTCGAACACACGCAGCGCTGGATCAGCGGCAACGAGTATGACTGTGCCGTTCTCGTGGATCGTCTCGACACTCTCAAGATGATTTACGATCCGACCTCGCCGTACGTCGAGCGTATGCGGGAAGCCGCATCGCGCAAGATGGACGAAATCATCATGTCCAAGTTCTTCGCCGTGGCGAAGACCGGCAAGGACGGCAACACGAACGCAGCGTTCCCGAACGGCAACATCATCGCTCACGGCGGCACCCGCATGTCCGTGGCCAAGTTGCGCTCGGCGCGCAAGCTGCTCAAGAAGAAGCACGTTGATCTGCGCACCACCAAGCCGCTTATCGCGGTGACGGCGGAACAGACCGACGATCTGCTTGGCGAAGTGGCCGTGGGTTCGAGCGACTACAACGCGGTCAAGCCGCTGGTGGACGGCGAGGTTTCGCAGTTCATGGGCTTCGTGTTCGTGCCGTACGAAGACAACGGCGTGTCCACGAACGGCAAGGGTATCCCGACCGAAAGCGTCGCCGGTCCCGCCGTGATCCGCAACTGCCCTGTGTGGGTGCCGGATGGTATGCACTTCGGTATGTGGGACGGCCTGTCCATCGTGATCGGCCCCCGCCCCGACAAGAACAACATCAAGCAAATCCACGCGACATTCACTGCCGGTGCGACGCGCCTTGACGAAAGCAAGGTGTTGCAGTTGCAGTGCGTGGAAAGCGGCACCCCGTCGTAAGACGGCGCTGCGTGTACGTGGCGGCTCGACACCGCCACGTACTGACTACCCGTATGCGCTTCCCGTGTACGGCAACCTCGCAAATGGAGCGAAACAATGCACGTCGATACTGGAAAGACTATCAACGCCGAACAGCTTACGGACGGCTTTCGTCGTTACCCCGTGGACGATCACGGCAAGCTGCGTATGCAGTTCTTCAACGTTCCGGCGTTGACTGTCGCGCTTTCCGCGAATGACACTATCGGGCTGTTCTGGCTTCCCCCCGGTCGCAAGCGTATCCTACCCGGCCTGTCGCGCATCACCGGCTCGGCATTCGGCGCGGCTCGCACGATCGATATTGGCCACGACGGTTACGCAGCGCGTCCGTCCGGCACGGCCACCGCCGAAGTCGCTGACCCCGACGCCTTCATTGACGGTATGGACGTGTCCGCTGCTGTCAATGGGGCTGCATGGTCAACCGTACTCAAGTACGATCTGTACTCGATTGACGAAATCCTCGTGTACGCGACCGTCCTTGGCGGCACCATGCCGGTAGGCGCAACACTCTCCGGGTACTGCGCGTACCTGTACGAGTAATTCAAATAGGGGCGACGCGATGTTTACCAATGTACAGATCATCAACCTTGGTTTGTCCAAGATCGCGTCGTCCCGCGTTTCTCGCATTGACCCACCCGTGTCACCGCTTGAGCGTTTTGTGGCGGAAGGGTACGACCACTGGAAGCGCTCGGAACTGACGAAGCGTAGGTGGGTGTTCGCGACCGAAGACGACTACACGCTCACGCGTACAGAGACGCTTGAGAACGTGGACCGCCCATATAAGTTTCAGCTACCCGTCGAGTGTTTGCGCCCGGTGCGCGGCAAGCGTACGGAGTGGAAGCAACGCCGTCGTTTTCTTTACAGCGCGTACGATACGCTGCGCGTGTCCATGATTATGAACGTGGACGAAACAGAGTTTGATCCGCTGTTCGTGGAAGTATTGGCGTGCCGTATCGCGCTCGAAAGCGTTGAGTACGTTACGCAGTCTAACACAAAGAAAGCCGATAGCGAAGCGTTGTACCGCGCCGCCGTGGACGAAGCCGCGCGGGCGAATGCGTTTGTAATCGGCCCCGAAGACATTGGGGAAGATGACAGCGACTTTCCTTTCATTACATCGAGGTTCTAACCCATGGCCAAAGCGTCACCAATGGTGCGCTCGTTCAACGCGGGCGAGTTTTCGGAACTGCTAGAAGGCCGTACGGACCTCGATAGATACCCCGCGTCTATGCGGAAGCTGGTAAACTTCATCGCCGCACCGCAAGGTCCGGCGATAAGTCGTTCTGGCACGGCGTTTGTTGCGCCAGTGAACGACCATGGCGAGTACAGTGCGCTATTGCCGTTTGTGTTTTCGAATGAACAGGCGAAGCTACTTGAGTTCGCGAGTGATCGTATCCGCTTTGTGGATGAAGACGGATTGCAGGTGTACGAGCCTGTGGCTATGACTATGGGTTCGGCTGCTGGCGCGGCCATGGTGTTTACGTCGGCGTCGTTGGCGGCGGAAGTAGGCGATCAAGTCGTACTGTTGGGCTTTCCTGCCGAGTACAATCTAAACGGCGAAGTTGCCAATGTGACTGCTAAGTTAGGCACTACGTACACGATTGATAAAGTGTATCCTAATCTTAGCGTAGTCAACGGTAATGTCGCGCGTGTGTATCACGTACCATGCACTTTGACAGAAGACCAACGTAAGGCGATGCGCTTCGTTCAATCCGTTGACGTGTTGTACTTGTTGACTACGGCGAGGCCACGGAAGCTATCGAGATACGGCGACTACGATTGGCGGTTAGAGGCTATCGATTTTGTCGATGGACCGTATATGCCGATCAATACCACGTCCACCTCGCTTACGCCTAGCGCTACGGGTAACGCTGTACCGGCTATGACGGATAACCTGTCGCCATCTGGTGAAGCGGCGGGCAGCGATAAACGGCCAACAATACCGGGCACTGTTGCCAGTCCGGCCCCTTGGCTTGGCCGAAACATCACTTACACGCTTGATGCGAGTGATTACTTTTACGCCTTTGACGACAACGATGAAACATATTGGGCCGGTGGTTCGGAACAGTCAGGCTTTGTACAATACGCATTTCCAGCGGGAGCAATATGCGACGGATACACGATATACGTTGCGTTCGATAATCAGGACACTAGCTATCTGGCGGCAGACTATGCACCAAGTACGTTCGAGTTTCAGGGTTACGATGGCACCAAGTGGGTGACGTTGGACCGGCAGGAAAATTACGTTCTGTACGATAATAACAAGTCGGTATTCTTTGAAATCGACAACGATGTTTCGCACTCCGCGTACCGTCTGTCTATACAGAAGCTCATGCGCAACGGTCCTATTGAGCCGCGCGTACGACGTTTGGCTATGCGGTCTAAGACTACATCGTCGTTTGTACTTACAGCGAGTTCGACTATAGGCATAAACAACGATACCGGGTTTCAGACAACGGACGTGGGCCGTCTTATTCGGTTGAAGGGTTCGGACGGAGCGTGGCGTTCGGTACGGATATCAGCGCGTACGAGCGCAACGTCAGTAACCGTGGAACTGTTAGGCGAACCGTTGCTGGACGTTAAGGCAATCAAGCAATGGCGACTAGGCTTTTGGAGCGACACAACGGGGTGGCCTACCGTTGGTGATTTCTTCGAAGACCGTTTGTGGCTGGCGGGACCGGATGAATACCCCGACCAGTTCGCAGGATCGGTTACGGGAGCGTACGAGACGTTTAGTCAGACCGATACATTTGGCGAGGTATTGGACGATAGCGCCGTGGTGGGCCGTCTTAACTCCCGTCGTCTTTCTCGCGTTCGTTGGCTGTCGTCTGACGAGCGGGGGCTAATCATGGGCACCGGCTCGGAAGAATACGCCTTGGCCGCGCCTAACAATGAAGCGTTGACCGCGCGTAACATCAAAGCCCGCCCCACTACAAGGCGCGGTAGCGCGGGCGTCGAGCCGGTACGTATAGATAGCCAAGTTCTGTACGTGCAGCGTTCGGGGCGTACAATACGTGAATTTGCATACGTGTACGAAGCTGACGGGTACAAGTCGCCATCCATGTCGCAACTTGCGAGCCATCTTGGCGCGACCCCGTTTGTGGAAATGGATTACGCAGCAGAACCACACAGCATCGTATGGATACGCAGGCAGGACGGTTCCCTAGTAGGGCTAACGTACAATCGCGAAGAAAACGTTATAGGTTGGCATAGACACGACCTATCGGGCGGGGTGATCGAGAGCTTGGCCGTATTGCCTCAAAAGGATCAGTTGCAAGATGCGTTGTGGGTTGTTGTTAAACGCAACGTAAACGGTACGGACAAGAGGTACATAGAACGCCTAACGCGTTTTTGGGATTTCGATACCATGCTTGAAGACGCGCATTTTGTTGATAGTGGGCTGCGCTATACTGGTGTTCCTACCCGTATGGTGTATGGTTTGCAGCATCTTGAAGGCGAGGAAGTGTACGGGCTAGCGGACGCACGCCCTGTAGGACCGTTTACTGTCGAGAACGGTAGCGTAACGTTACCATTCGAAGCGTCGAACATCATAATCGGATTAGGTTATGATAGCGAGGCGGAAACTGCGCGTCTCGAAAACGGAGCGGCAGACGGTACGGCCATGGGTAAAGTGAAGCGTATCAACAGCATTGTCGGCGCGGTATGGAATAGCGTAGGTGGCGAGATAGGCGTGTACAACGAGCAAGAGGATCGCATCGTTTACAACGAGCTAGAGTATCCCGGCAGGTTCGATGAAATCGAAGACATAGAATTGTACACGGGGATGATAGGTCCATTTGTACCCGAAGCAGGATACGGTATGCGGGGTTCGTTGGCGTTTCGCCGTCCGAAGTCAAGTCCGTTGCCGTTCAACCTTGTTGCGCTCATGCCGCAGATGAACACGCAGGATAGGTGATGGAGTACAGACCGTTTCAAAGTGGGCACTTACGGTACTTAGCGCCGCAGCGGTTGCAACGCCACGACCATGCTATCATGCTCAATTCGCAGTATGCCGAGATTGTGGACAACAACTTTGGCCTGTCAGCTTGGGACGGAAACATATGCGTTGCGGCGGCGGGGGTAGTCCCGATCTTTGCGTCACGCGCAGTTGCTTGGGCTATCTTGTCCAACGACGCGGCCCCGTATATGTTGCAGATCGTGCGGAAGGTTCGGTACACTATGGCTAACCTTCCGTATCGTCGTATCGAGATAGCCGTGCGCGCCGACTTCGAAGACGGAAAGCGTTTTGCGCGGCTGATCGGAATGACCCTTGAAACGCCAGAACCGATGCGTGCGCACGGCGCAAACGGCGAGGACGAATATATGTACGCGGTGGTGAAATGACAGGACTTGAGGGACTAGCAGCCGCCGCGTCTGCCGTCAGCGGCGTTATCGGTGCGCTCGGCGCTATACAAGCCGCCAATGCACAAGCCGCCGCTGGCGAGTACAACGCGAAGATTTCGGAACGCAATGCCATCATTGCGGATCAGAACCGTAAGCAGGCTATTGAGACTTCGGAAATCGCGGCAACCGACAAACGCCGGGATAACCGTCGTGTGCTGGCGGCGATGCGCGCGGCGTACGGAACGTCTGGTTTGGAAATGGCGGGTTCGCCACTCGACGTACTAGAAGATACCGCCGTTGAGCAAGAACTCGACGTACAGCGCGTCAGATACGAAGGGCGCTTGCGAGCGCGTGAAGGTGCTATACAGATGCTTGGGTTGCGGGAAGACGCTACCCTTTCACGCATGGAAGCGAAGGCCGCGAAGACGGCAGGGTATATCGGCGCGGCGGGACAGCTTGTCGGCGGCGCGGGAACAGCACTTACGAGGATGGCATAATGCCGCGTATTCCAACAGTCACGAGCGAAGTCAGCGCAACCGCATTGCGCAATTCTGGCGTCATGCCGAACACACGCGCCAGTGCGGAAGCATTCGGCGCGGGTATCGGTCGCGCCATGCAGGGGTTTGCGGCGGGCGTCGATCAGCTTGGGGCGGGGCTAGGCGCGCTTGAACAAAAGCGTCGGCAAGAAACCGTGGCCAATCGGGTTGCGCAATCGGACTTTACACGGCGTGAACTCGAACTGCGCAATGAGATACCAGCAGACGGCGCGGGCTATCAGGATCGTGTAGTCGAAGAATACACTGCGTTCGTGGACGAGAACGCCAACGCTATCGATGACGACGTTGCGCGGCTGGAATACCGCAACCGCATGATGGGTCAGTTGCCCGCCGTGTCGTCGCGTTCGGCGCAGTATGAGTTTACGTTGCAGGCGACGCACTCGAAAGAGCAAGCGAATGCTTCGCTCATGGCGTTGAACAACAAGATCATGACAGACCCGACGATGTACGATGCGTACATTCAACAGGGTTTCGACGTTCTTGATACGCGTACCGATATCAACGCTACAGTGCGCGAAGGCATGAAGCTGCAATGGCGGCAGGATAGCGCGCGTGCCCGGTTCACAGGTATGCTTGAGCGTGCCAAGTCTGTTGACGAAATCGATGCTATCGCCGCCGAGTTGACCGGCGTAAACAGCGGCGCGCTTGGCGCGGACGAAGGCACGGTGGACTGGACAAACCAATTCGCGCCTGCCGACTTTGAGCGAATGGTAAACCAGATTGGCACTGTGCGGAATGCGTTTGTCACGAAAGCCGACGCAGACGCCCGTGCGGCCATTGACACTATCGAACAGCGCGCAGACGGATTGCAGCTAATCCCGCGCGAAGAACTACAGGCTGTACAGCAGCTTGTCGGGCAGTCGCAAAACCCTGTGACCGTGGCCAGAATGGCGCGAGTTATGCGCGATCAGGCCGTTATTCAGGAAAGCCAAACGCTCACGCCAGCCGAGTTGCGTGCGCGTATTAACGGTGCGAACGGCAATCCCGGCGTAGCGTATCCCGGCATGACACCTTCGCTGTCAACTGCGATCAACGACGCTAGCAGTAAGTTCGACGTAAGCGCTAGCTATCTCGGTGCGACTATCCAGCGCGAGTACGGACAGTTCCTTGGCGGCGCAACGCCGCAGGGTAAACCGCAATTCAAGCCAGTTGCTACACACGGTGGCGTTGATCTGACGGGTATCCGCAGCGACGTGTTGGACGCAGCTACCGTAGCGGGCGAACTGTTTGGTGCGCCACTGCAACTTAATTCAGGATACCGCTCGCAAGCCAAGCAAGACAGCATACGCGCGCAGGGCGACCCGAACCGTCCGACCGTAGCGCGTGAAAGCCATCACACCGCAGGCACCGCTATCGACGTATCGACGGTAGGCATGTCAGCAGCGGATAAGGCCCGTCTAGTCGGCTCGCTTGTGGACGCCGGGTTCACGGGCGTTGGCGAATATGGCACGCATATCCACGGTGACTTTCGAAACGCCGTCCCTGCCTCGTTTGGCGAGCGTGACGGCAAGGTTTGGGGCGGCTGGACGTATCTTTCGCCGGAAGTGTCGCAAGCGTTGGCAGATCGCGGGTTCGCCGCTGGCCTGTCTGCCGAACAAATCCGCCGCGCACGTCCTGTACAAAGCGCCGACAACATTGATTACGGACGTGGCACAACGGTTATGGGCGCGGACGGAAAGCCCGCGTCGAGCGCTACGGGCGTCATGCAGTTTACGAACGGCACGTTCCTCGACGTTATGCGGACGCCCGGTGTAGCTGCACGTATCGGCGTGGACATTACGAACATGTCGGAAGCGCAGATACTTGAGCTACGTAAAGACCCGTACGTTGCGACCATGGCGGGCGCGGCGTTGGCGGAACAGAACAAGCGTTCGTTGCAGCAAGTGTTGGGCCGTCCGGTCAACGACGCCGAGTTGTACATGGCGCACTTCTTGGGTGCAGGCGGCGCAACTGCGCTTATCTCGGCGTTCCAAGGACAGCCGGAACAATCCGCTGCTGCGTTGCTGCCGGAAGCCGCCAAGGATCACCGTTCGATCTTCTACAAGAACGGGAAGGCGCTTACTGTACGCGAAGTGTACGGCAATATCTCGACGCAGTTTAGCACGGCACCTACGCAGGTAGCGTACGGCGATAACGTTACGCGTGGCAAGATATTGGAAAACACCGAAAAGGCATTGTCCACGGACCCTATGGCGCACGCGCAGACTACCGGCACGTTCGCCATTACGCCGCTCGACGCCTCGCAAGGGTTTCAGATGCGCGGGCAAGAGGCTCGTGCGGTGGCCGATTATTACAACATACCCGTAACGGACATTAAGCCGTTCACGGAAGATGAAGCCAATGCGCTGACAAAGAGTATGCGTGAAGGTAGCGTTGACGATGTGCTAGAAGTCATGACCGCTATTCAGGCCATGGGTGGCGACGTATCGCGGGCGGCGCTTGTACAGCTTGACCAGAAAGACAGCGTGTATGCGTACGCGGCGGGCTTGCAGTTCGAGCGGGGGCAAGGTGCGGTTGCGTCGGATATCATTCGGGGGCAGAAGCGTATCGAAGAAAACCCGGCTATCAAAGAAGCTATCGGCGCTACACCGCGCGATTTGTACGACGCGTTTATGCGCACGACGGGCGGGGCGTTGCTCGACGCCAGCCCGCAGCAAGCGCAGGCTATTCAAGACGCCGCGTTGGCACACTACGTTGAAACGGTTGTCGGGCGTACCGGCAACACGCAGTTCAATCAAGATGCGTTTGCCACGAGCATACAGGCCGTGCTTGGTGGAACACAAGGTGCCCCCGCCATCGACACTGTGAATGGACAGCCGACAGTCTTGCCGCCCGGTGTGAGCGGGCAGCAGATGGAACAAGCGTTCTCGCGCATGACGGTGGACGACTGGACTCGTTTGTCCGAACAGCGTATGCCGCCGCGCTACGTTACTGGCGAAATTATGTCGCCCGATGACTTGGCCGACGAGGCGATGTTGCGCGCCATTGGTGGCGGTAAGTATCGTATCATGCTGCCGGACGGATCGTATGCGATTACTGGACAGATGGGCCAGAACGGGCGTATGGAAGCGTACGTGTTCGTGCCCGATCCGCAGGAAATCCAGCGGATAGCGACGCGTCCGGTTCCGGCAGACAACCCCGTCACGTCGCAGAGCCAGCCGGTTCCGCGTAGCGATATCGTCAACAATGACGGTACGCTATCCGTGGAAGAACAGCAGCGGCTTATACAGAACTACGGGCTGTTGTACCAGTTCGATGACAACGGGCGCTGGCTTGGACCGGCAGATGGTGGCGCACAGTGACGTTCCTTAGCGAAGCAAACAAAGACGCAATATCCGTCTCGCCAGAGCAAGCAGCGACCGGGCCGCGCGTTGGGTTCCTCGAAAGTTGGGCGGTAGCGTGGGAAGAACAGACCCGCGCCGCAGCCATGTACGGTATCGAGAACCAAATGTGGCAGCGTGACAGCGAGCAAGTGCGCGCCATGCGAGACGCCGGTATCGAAGACGTGCCGTATCTGTCGCCGGACAGCGTAGGCTTTTGGGCAGACAACATGCCCGGTCCCGCCGCTGGCGTTGAGCGCTACCTTGACGTTGCCAAGTATTACACCGATGGCGGGGAACCCGGCTTCGCGACAGAGTTGCAGGAATACGACAAGCGCATTGGTGAACTGCGCGAAAGGTATCCGAACCTTAACCTGCAAACGTCCCGTGAAATGTGGGAAGGTGTACAGGCCGAAGCGCAGCGATACGAGCAAGCCGCCATCAACAACCGCCGTACGCTCGGTGGCGAGGTAGGTGCGTTTCTCGGCGGCTCGCTTGCGTCCATGAACCCGAACACCGACCCGCTAAACTTCTTGACGCTCGGCGTCGGCGGTATCGGCAAGACAATCGTAGGGCGTATCGCCACGCAGGGCGGCGCGCAGGGTGTCATCGAAGGCATTAACCAGATCACGGGCGTACAGGAACAGCGCCGCCTACTCGGCGTCGAGTACGGTTTAGGCGATGCGGTTTCGCGGGTGGCCGGTGCGGCTGTTGGCGGCGCGGCGATACAGGGTGTAGGCGAAGCCGTGGGTTTCGGGCTGCGTCGGTGGTTCCGTTCGACGCCGAACGACGTGGCGTTGCCGCCGACGCCCGAAGTGTTGAACCGTCCGGCGTTGCCGGATACGCGCATGGTGCCACCGCAGGCCATTCCAGCGGACGAAGGGCTGGCGGCTGCGAAGCTGACACGCTCGCCGGAAACGTATATCGACTATCTGCACGAACAGTCGCCGCTATCGTCAACACGGGCGGGCCGTGCGCGCACGGTACTCGACCTCGACTACGCGACGACCCGTTTGGAAGAATGGGGCGGCGAGCGTCCGTGGGAGATACCGCCGAAGACAGACACGGCGTCAACGATACCGCGTGGCGACTTCGTTGCTATGCCGGACATGACGCGCTTTGTCGAGAAGTCACAGATCGATGACATTGCTCGCCGTGTGGACCCTGAAACGTTCCGTCGATACGACGAGCTAGCGCAGCGTAAGCAAACATACCGGCGCTGGCTTGACGAGTTGTCAGATACCCGCGACGCGGGCATACAGCAGCGCATTGACGAAGTGGACAACAAGATATTCGCGCTCGCTGCCAAAGCCGACGAGACAGGCGGCAAGCGCGCGGCGAAGTTGCGTAAAGATATCGCTGCGCTAGAAGCTGAAAAAGCGCAGATCGTTGCGGAAAGCGCGCGCAAGGAAACGCCGGATATGGCGCGTGTACGTCGCTCGCTCATGCAGGATGATATCAAGATGCGCGATCTTGCGCCGCTGGTATCGCGGGCGTATGCGCGTGCGCAGAAGAAATGGACAAACACCGCCGCCGACCGGGAAGCCATTACGGCTATGCTGCGCGAAGGCCGGACAGACTACCGGGCCGATCCGCAAGCCGAACGTATCGTTGCCGGGGTTGAACAAACTGTTGCGCAGACGTTGGCAGATCGCGCCCCGATCCTGCGTCAAGCTGACAAAGTGTCAGGCAAGGTTGCCCGTGACGCCGATGCTGGCGACGTAGCGCAAGCAATCGTGGCCGAAAATATCAAGGTGCTAGACGAAGCGCTTGACGTGTATCGAGCCAGTCTTGACGGGCTAATCGGCGCAGAGAAGAACGGTGAAATCGAGATTAACGGCCAGACGTACAAGCTAAATCTGGACAAGGACAAGTTGTTCGTGCCAAACGAAGACGGCACGGGCGGGCGTGAAGTTACCGTTCGCCAGTTGCTTGAAGAAAACAAGATGGACGAATACGAGATAGAGGCTGTCGGTACATGTTCACTCCGCAAGACTTCGTAACCTGCGTACGCGAAAACCTGCAAAAGCGTGGGTTCAAGAAGGCGCGCATTGACGAGATAACCAACGCGTTCGAGACGCGTGTCGAAGGCTACAAGCAGCAAGGTATGGACAGCACTACGGCCTCGACGCTTGCCATGCGCGACACATTCGACAACATCACGCGCGAAGTGCAGGAACGTATCAAGCGTACCGCTAAGATGCTGTCGGTACAAGCGGCGAACAACGAGCGTATCGCGCAGGGGTTGAACGTCACGACCTCGACGTTCCTTATGGACGGCAAACCGGGTAGCAGGGGCACCGCGCTTGCACGCGCCGCAGTGTCGCTTATCGAAGACGATCCGCGTTTTAGCGGCTTGTCGTACAGCACGCAGCGCGAGCTTACGCGCGGGCAGCTATACGCCATCTTCGGTGACGTAATCGATAAGATCGGCAAGGGGGCATTCGGACGCCAGAAGGGCAAAGCACACTTGCCGAACGTGATACGCGAAGTCAAGGGCGAACGTACCGGCGACATGGTGGCGAAGGAATTTGCCGACGCGTGGTTAAAGGTGCAAGACCTCGCCGTCGATCTGTTCAATCAGGCGGGCGGTTCCATGCGTCGTCTCGACCGCTACATTCCGCAGTCACAGAACGCCGTCAAGATCATGCGCGCCGGAGAAAGCAAGTGGGTTGACGCCCATATGAACGCTGTCGATTGGAACAATACCCGCTGGCCTGACGGTACGATGATCCGCCCCGAACAGCGGCTTGACGTGTTAAAGCAGGTGTACAATACGCTTGTGTCGGACGGTGCCAACAAGATCGACGCCAAGGCGTTCCGTGGTCGCGGGCGCGCAGTTGGCAACATGCTAGAGAACCATCGGTTCTTGCACTACAAGGACGCGCAGTCGTGGTTGGACATACACGAACAGTTCGGTGATGGCAACGTGTTCGACGTGTTCATTCGTCACATTGACGACATGGCACACCGTATCGCGCTTGTCGAGACGTTCGGGCCGAACCCCGAAATGACGAAGATGAACGTTGCGGCCATCGTGCGAAAGCAGGCAGCAGCGGAAGGGCCGAAAGCGCAGGCCGACGCAGAAGCGGTGTTGAAGAACAAGTTCGACCCGATGTTCGAGACGATCATGCGCGACAACCCGATGGACCCAAACAGTCTGTTGGGCAACCTCGTGACCGGAACGTCAAACATACTCACGGCTGCACAGCTAGGTAGCGCGTCATTCTTGGCCATACCGGGCGACTTCATGCAGACCGCCGCTGTACGAGCGCTCAACAACATGGGGCTGTTCGACGGCGTGGGCTACTATCTCAAGACGCTGGCGTCAGACCCGGCGTTCATGAAGCAGATCAGTACACAAAGCGGCTTCGTCATGGACGAGGTTGTCATGTCCACGTACGCACAAACGCGCTTCACGGGCTTGGCGACGCAGGGACCGCAGATCAGCCGCCGTGTCTCGGAAGCCGTCATGCGTCTGTCCCTGCTATCGGGGCACACGCGCAGCGCCCGTTGGGCCGTGCAGGCAGAGTTCATGGGGCTTATGAACCGAAGCCGGGGTACGGCCTTCCAAGACCTTCCGTTTAGACAGGTCATGGAACGGTACGGCATTACCGCCGACGAGTGGGACGCGATGCGCAACGGCGTCGGTACATGGACGCCGCGTAAAGACGTGTCGTTCATGCGTCCTATCGACATTCTGCAAACCGACATGCCGAACCGTCAGTCGTTGTACAACAAGTTCCAAGGCATGATCTTCGAAGAAAGCCGCAAGATGGTGCCGGAAGCTACGGTGGAAGGTGCCGTTACGCTCAAGGATACGACACGCCCTGATACCCTCGTCGGCGCGTTGCTGTATTCGTTCGCCATGTACAAGAACTTCCCCGTGTCGTTCGCCATGATCTACGGGCGGCTCGGCATGACGGCTCGTACAGTCAAGGGGCGCTTGTCGTTCTATGCAGGGCTTGGTGCCGCTATGACGATGGTGGGCGCGCTTGGTACACAGATGCGCGAGATTTCCCGTGGCCGCGACCCCCTACCCATGGACAACGCCGCGTTTATCGGCAAGGCGTTTCTGTCTGGTGGCGCGTTGTCCATCTATGGCGACTTCCTGTTTGCCGGTATCAACGAGTTTGGACGCGGCCCGCAAGACATAGTAGCGGGACCGCTGATCGGCTTTTTGGGTGACACTACGGACCTTGTACTAGGCGACGTGTTTCAGTGGGCCGACACCGTGGGTAGTCTTAGCGACAAGGAGTTCGAGAGCAGTACAGCCGCAAAGGCAGTTGAGTGGGCCAAGCGCTACACTCCCGGCACTTCGCTTTGGTGGGCTAGACTAGCGCTCGAACGTCAGGTATTTGACAGATTGCAGGAAATCGCAGACCCGAACGCATACCGTAAACGCCAAAGTAATATGCGTAAACAGGAAAGCGAGAAGGGCAATTCGTATTGGTGGGCACCGGGGCAGAGAACGCCAGACCGCGCCCCGTCATTTGGGAGCTAAAAGGCCATGGCTGTAGGAACCGAAGCAGTAGCGGTACGCTACGAAGACGTAACGGCGGGAGTACCGATTTCGGTTCCGTATCCGTTGTACCAGATTTCAGAAGTGCGCGTGTACTACGGGCGCGCTTCATTGCTGGCGACGTACAATACGGACTACACTATCACCTTGGGCGAAGATTTCGACACGTTCAATCTTACGCCTACGACCGCGCTTATCGATAAGATCAATGCGTTGATCGCGGTGGATAGCACCGAAGTCAACTACATCACGGTTCGTCGTCGGCTGGACTATTTGACGGAAGCGACGCCCGCCGCTGTACGGTACACACCGTTTACGTCCCGCGAGTTCGACCGCACGATACTCCGGTTCCAACAAATCCAAGAACAGCTAAACCGTTCGCTAACGCTCGAACCCGGCTTTGTCGGTAACGTAGCATTGACGTTGCCCCCGCCTATCGCTGGCCGTGCGTTGATGTGGAACACCACGGAAAACGGTTTGGAAAACGGCCCTACCGCTGACGAGATTATCGCAGCGCAAGCGCACGCACAAGCCGCAGCCGCCGCGCAGACCGCAGCCGAAGAAGCTCAAGCCGCAGCCGAAGAAGCTCAAGCCGCAGCCGAAGCAGCGATTGCCAACGGCTTGACAGTCGTTACGACAATCGCTGAATTGGCGGCAGCGAACGTTCAATTCGGCGTATCGTTTCTGTCGCATTGGCAGCGCGCGGGAACGTTCGTACTGCGTGACGCGAGCGGGTACACAAGCCTGATAGCCGCCGATACGTTTAACGGTGTCGTCGTTGCGTCCACCGTGGACCCGACGAAGGTGTGGGTACGTGAGCGCTTGCACAGCACCTACACGTACCCGCTCGATTGGTGGGCACCGGCCAAGGACGCGGTTACGGACGACGCCCCGCGCTTTAACTGCGCGCGAGCGGTAGTTGCGTTGCGTGGCGGCGGGTGGATTGAAACGTCGGCTGGCACGTATTTTGTTGGCGAGACGATCACGGCGGTAAACGGCGTCTTTTTCCGTGGCCAAGGCGGGACAACCACGAACATCGTGCGTACCGGCAGCTACGGACACACGTTCTATCAGGACACCGGGTTCGCCAAGATATCCGGTTTCTTCATGCGCCACGGCACGTCTCCCGATGCAGGCGCTACGTCACTCGACTATAGGCAGACGAATGGTAGCGCGCATATCTATCTGCGCAATACGCAAGACGCTGAAATCAGCGGCAACATTTTGTGGCGTATGCCGTACTGCATTGTCAACGACGGAGCGATCAACAGCCGTATCGATCAAAACTGGCTACGTGGCTGGTGGGACAACAACAACGTCGCGGCGCAGGAAGGTGAAGCCGATTTGGCATTCCGTGGCACGACGCAACACGGACAGCTAGCTAAAGTCACACGTAACTACTTCTCCGGTTCGTACAACGGAACGCGCGTGCATACCTTCTCGGACGGCGCAAACTCTGTCAACGCGACAATCGGGTGGAACACCGGCAGCAAGAACTGCATCTTCGCAACGTGTATCGAAGATATCGATATCCGTGGTAACTACTTCGGACGATCTGCGCAGACATGCCTACGCTTTGCGCTCACGTCGGCCACGAATGACATGCTGATCGACTTGCGTATCAATGAGAACTTCTTTGACAACGCGGGCAACGGCTACAGCCATATCACAACGGAAAGTCTAGCAGCCGGGAAGCAGATACTTGGGTTCGTCCACACGGGCAATACCCACAACGGCGAGTACGATACGCTCAACGCCATCCTTACCACGAGCAATACCGCAGATGGCGAACCTAGCGTCGTTAACCAGACGATCACGGGTAACACGATGTTTGCATTCGTGGCCACTCCGCTTGTGCTTAATGGCACACGGGTAGGTGTTGTTACCGGCAACACGATCCATGCGTACAACGCGCTTAACGTCGGGCTATTCGCGGGCACGAACTCGACGTTCAAGGCGGGCGTGTATGTCGGCGGATCGAGCGATAACGTATTCGTCCACGGGAACATGATTGGTGGCGGCGGAAACAACGCGCATCCGACGACAGGCAACTACTGCTATCAGGGTGTTGTTGTCGAAAGCGCAGCCGGAAAGTACAACTACGCCAACGACAACGTACTGTCCCTCGTGGACGGCAGCGGCAACCCGCGTCGTGGCAAAACGACGGGCGGCGTACGCGTAATGACTGCTGGCGGTCCTTCCACACCGCAGGATCAAGTCATTCTCGTACAGAACGGTACGGGCGCAGCGCTGTCTATTGCCTTGCCGCCTTACCCGGTGGAAGGGCAGCGTATCGTCATCAAAGATGCGTCTGGTACAGCGGGAACGCATCTGATACAAGTCATCCCCGCAGCGGGAGTGGCGACTATCGACGGCGCTGCCAACCAGAACATCACCACCGCGTATGGTTCACGCGAGTACATTTTCAACGGCGTACAGTGGAACGCAGCATAAGGACGTACACCGATGCAATTGACGTATCAGACTATCGCCGCCGTAGCACGGCGCAAGGCAACGTCAGCGAGCCGCAAGAACGCCGAGAGCGTGCTTATCGCGCTTAACAAATATGGTGAACGGTACGGGCTTCTCGTACCTCACCGGCTCGCGCAGTTCTTGGCGCAGGTTATGCACGAGAGCGGCGAGTTTCAATACGACGGCGAAGTGTGGGGGCCAACCCCCGCGCAGAAGCGTTATGAAGATCGCGCCGACTTGGGCCATAGCGCTGCCGTGGACGGCGAAGCGTTCATGTTCCGTGGGCGTACGGGTATCCAGATCACGGGACGCGCGAACACCGTGCAGTTCCGTGATTGGTGCCGCAAGACAATCGGCGGCAACGTGCCCGACTTCGAACGCAACCCCGACGCGATGCTCACCGATCCGTGGGAAGGCTTGGGGCCGATCTGGTATTGGGATAGCCGGAAGCTCAATCGCTACGCCGACACGGGCGATATCGAAATGATTACACGTCGCGTCAACGGTGGCCTCAACGGCTACGCCGACAGGCTGACGCTGTACGACCGTATCGCGCTCGTCTTCCTTGGCTACGGCCCGACCGACGTGCGCGCCTTCCAAACACGCGCCAAAGCGCAAGGCGTGTACACTGGCGAGATTGACGGGCTATCCGGCCCGCAAACCCGTTCGGCCATGCACCGTGCGCTAGCGGCAATGGCCGGCGTATCGGTGCCAAGTGCGCCGGTTACGGAAGACAAGGCCGTTGCGCCCGAACAGATCGACAAGCCCGTTACGCAGACGACAGGCTTTTGGGAACGGCTTACATCGATCATCGGTCTTGGCGGTATCAGCGGTGTGGCGGCGTTCCTGCAAGACTGGCGTGTTGTCGTGGCGCTCGCCGTCGCGCTGATCGTTCTTGCAATTGTCGGCCTTATCCTGCATAAGCGGATCATTGACGCAGTGCGCACGATCAAGCAGGAAATCGGCAATGTTCCAAATGCTTCTAGGCTGGCTAACGGGCGGGACACTGGATCGGGTTCTGCGTACAGTTGACAACGCGGTAGATAACGATACGCGCCGAGAGGAAATCAAGGCGCGTACCGTCGAGAAGTTCGTACAGACCGAAGCCGAGACGCGACAGGCCATGATGCAGTCGCGTACGTTTTGGATGGTGTGGGCGTTATTCGCCGCACCGCTTGGAACATGGTGGGCGCTTGTCATGTTTGACACAGCGTTCACTTTTGTTTCATGGGGGATACCAGACCTTCCCTCTAGCGTTAGGCCGTGGGCCGACACCATATTCGGTTCGATCTTTGGGTCCGGTGCTGCCGTGGGTATCGCGCAGATCGTAGCGGGCGCAGTACGCAGGCGGTAGGTGTGGTAGTGCCGGATCAACTCTCAAACATAGAACGCGCAATCGGTGAGCTTCGCGGCGATGTACGCGCTATCCTGCGCCAGATGGAACAGGAGCGCGAAGACGCTAAGGACAGCCGCGCGCGTGTCTATGAGCGTGTCGAGCGCGTCGAGCAAAGCGTCACCATCGCTGGCCAGATCGCCGCGCAAGCACGCGACAAGGCTACTGCTGTCGAGACTACCGTAACCAACGAAGTGAAGCCGCAAACCGACAAGCTCAAGAACTTGGGCGTTAAGGGTGGCGGCTTCCTCGCTGGCGCTGCGCTGGTGGGCGGGTTCGCCGCGCAGCCTGTATGGGCAGCAATCGCCAACGCGTTCGACAAGCTGTTCAAGCCCTAACGCAGCAACGCAGCCGTATCGTACATCACGTCGTTCGGACGCTTCCATGTACGACTGCGCTTGGCCGTAGCGTCTTCCTCGCGCCAGCGCTCAATCAATTCCTCGACGCGCGTTTCCAGCTTGTTAGCCGCGAAGCCTTTGGGATCGGCTCGCTCGATCAGCACCAGATCGTACAGGATCGCGCCTCGTGTCGCGCGCCGGTTGTTGAACGAACGCCGACATGGCGCACCGCAGAACTCCGCGTTGTACTGGCGGCTGGTGAACTCCCCGCCGCATTCTCTGCACTGTCTCTTGCTCATGAGCCTTCAAACCCGGTTCCTGTTGATCCGTCTAAACGCATCGATCGCACAGTTTAGACGGCTCGTCAAGCGAGTTTTAGTACACGCTGCATTTCCGGTGTGAGAATGTCACGGCTGTTACACGGCACCAAGATCGCTTCGATTACGGGTACGCCGATGATCTGTAGCTTGCCGACGTTTAGCTCGCCGTCTTCCTTGTCGCACGCATGGGCGAACAGCACGTCGGGGTGCATACCAAATTGCGTACTCGTCTCGCTATACCACATGCAGTTCGTTTGCCCTGCTATATGCAGGTGCAAGAAGTACATTGGCTTTTCGTTACGATAGGACGATAAGGACATTGCTCTTGCTCCCCTCGTTGTCACGGACTACCTGCAAACGCTGTCCACGTATCTCAACGACCGAACCGAACATGCCTTCCAAGCGTTGACGTATTTGCGTATCGGTCTTGTTGGCCCACAACGGTTCATGCGTCTTGATCGCTGCCACCGCTTGTATCATGGGCATTGAACCGCTGCCGTTGGCCGACAGTATGCTAATCAAAGTTTCGGCCACGCGCAAGCGCAAGTTGTTCGTGTTCTTCTCTAGTGGCGAGTAGCGCAGTACGCCCACTACGTCGCCGCTTGGTATCTTGACGCCTTCCTTGTGGAACCAGATCGGCTTGTCGCTCGCCAGTACGTATTGCATCTTGGCGTCGTCCAGCCGAACCCATGCGCCGCGCTCGCCGTCTTGCATACCAAATTCTTCGGCGTCTTCCTGCGACGCGTTCAACAACGTGAACGCGATACGCACTTTATAAACGATACCCGATGCACCGCGCGCAATGTCCATGTTGCCCACGCGGTCTTCCTGCCGGGAGCTACCCGCCTTCGTGGTATGGTGCAGGATCATCGAAGCGACGTTTGCCTGCTTGGCTATGCGCTTCATCACGCGCATGACCGTATTCATTTGCGGGTTGTCGCCTTCGTCAACTTCGTGGATATCAACGAGCGGATCGTACACCAACAACCCAACGTCAGGATCGGACGCGAAGCTGACAAGCTGCTGGACCATGGCCTCGTTGACAATCGCTGTCCGGCCTTGCGAGCCGACGAGCTTCATATCAATCTCGTCAGCGGATAGCAGCATGACGTTCTTTTTCACTTCGTTGTAGTCCATGTTGTACGTCTGGCACACTGCGTACAGTCGGCGTGATTGTTCCGCCACGCTGTCTTCGCCGTTATACACAATGCTCTTGCACTTCGTGTGCGTCTTGTACGGGCCGAAGTCCCGGCCTAGCGCCAGATGCGCCACGATGGCCAAGCTCACGCTCGACTTGCCAGCGCTGCCCGGTGCGATGATTAGCGTTTGCTCGTGCAGCATAAGCAGCTTGTCGATCATCCAAGGCCGGGGCGGGATAGACATAGGATCGAGCGCGTTGCCCCACTCCGCCCCGGTCTGTTCAAAGACGGTAGGTGGAACGGGCACCGTGACGCCAGAGAACAGAACGGAAGGGTCCAGCCTACCAAGATCAGCCGTGCCGTATTGAGCGGCGTTCTCGACCTTCTGTAGCAAGTCGTCTAGTTGCCACGGCGGGGTACACCTATCGTTCCAGTAGTCGCGCAGCAACGCGAATGCTGTCTCGACTGACAGCGCCATTTCGCGTACGAGGCGCGCGGCTGTCACAAAGGTTGTCTCGTCGCCGCGTTGCCCCTCGATAGCGACGGGCGCGGTTTCCAGATAGCGTATAGCGGCGGCTACGCTCGCCTCGCTGTCAATGCTTTCGGTGGCGGTGCCGCGCCGCTCGTACGGAGCGCGCAACAAGCGCTCGACGTTAAGCGGTATCCATTGCGGGTCCATGTCCGTGACGACTTGGTACGCCTTCCCGTCGATAGTCGAGCCGGGGGCAACGACGTATCCGTGGTGCGACCGAATGTCCACGTCCTTAGCGATAGGAGCGTTGGCGCTGTCCGGCCCTTCGAAGTAGCAGTGATACCCGCCTGTCGGCGTCTGTACAACTAGCGTCTCGTACGAGCCGCCGAGTTGCATGTATTGATTATGTCCGTCCTTGCCTGCCTTTACGTCAACGTCCACGACCACGTAGTTCGTGCAGTCCACGCCGATGTTGAAGTCACGTTCTGTCTTTAGGACCGGATCGGTCCACATTGATCGAATGGCGTCGGGGTCTGTTGTCGCTGTCTCGTACCACGCTTCGCCTTCAAAGGCTGGCTCTTTACCGTTGGATACGAGAGGGAAAACCGGGAAGCCCCGCGCCGCCCAATCGAGCGCCGCTTGTAGCTTGCCCATGGCCTAGTCTTTCTTTTTGGTTGTCAGCCTGTACGTCTGCTTAATTAGCCCCGGCTCGATACGGCCACGCTTGAGCTTGGCGTTGATGCGCGCGAATAACGGTCCCATCTTCTGCTGCATATACCTGTTTGTCGGCGGAAACAAATCGCTTTGCCCCTCACCGTACACTACGTTGTACAGGTCATGCAAGGGTACATCGGTGTTTGGTTTCGTGTCGAGTATGTCGAACACCTTTTGTTGCAGTTCCGTTAATCGCATAGCTGCGCCCCTACTTGACGTAACGCGTGTCTTCCCACGCGCCAACTGACACAGGCAGGCCGTCTGCCCATGTCGGCAATATTGACATAAGTTCCCCGAAGTGGCGTTCGTTTAGGTCTTGCCGCCAGTCGTCCGGCTCGGACAAGATTTCGTCATGCACCGTGAGTATGACGGGGTAGCCCGCTGCCTCGACACGGAACATGGCGTCCACCAGCAGATCGCATGACGCAGCCTGTACGATGTTCTCGCACTGTAGCCCGCCGTATAGCGACTGCTTCGTCCACTGCTTCGTAACGCTATCGTTGCCCCAAAACGTAACCTTGCGCTTAACGCGCGTCTTCGTTTCCCCCGTGTTCTTGTCGGTGTACTCAACAAGTTCCTCGACAAGTTCGGGTTCGGAATAGCACAGCATCCGGCCAGAAGGCAAGATGCACCAAAGGCAACGACCGTCCGAATAGTACGACACTCGCTGTCCGGCAGTGTACACGATGTTACCCGGCGCACCGACTGCCTCGATAGCTGCGTCCTGATAATCCCACCACTGCTGTACGACTGCTGCGTTGGCCGCACGCCAGTTATCCACAAGTATCTTGAGCGCCGTCCACTCACGTTCGAACAGGCCGTACTTATTCGTGCGTGGCGCATGATACTGCTGCGCTGTCCGGTCCCACTGTTCCGCGCTCGTCGCATCATACACCGGCTTGGACAGATCGAACGGGTTCACGCCGTACGTCGCGCCCATCTGTAGGTACGCACCGACGCCCCCCTGATAGCCAAGCGCAAGCTCCTGCACCTTGCCGATCTGACGCTTCTGCCCCTTGCCTACGCTTTCCACGTCAACGCCAAACGAGCGCGCATAGGCCAGCTTGTACAAGTCGGGGCCGGTGCCAGCGTCGTACTCTTGGAACGCCTGTAGCTTCCACGCTTCGCCAGCTAGCCAAGAGTTCACGCGGCCTTCGATGTTCGAGAAGTCACCGCCGATAAACTTCTTGCCCGGTGCGGCGACAAGCATACTGCGCAGCGCCTTGGACAGAATGCTTAGTGCTTCAAGCGGGCCGTACACCGCGTCGATATGATCGTATATGTCGCGCGGGTTGAGCGCCTTGTCGTTTAGCAGATCGTGCAGGAACGCGATCTTGACTTGTAGTTCCTTGTCGTCAGGATCGACACGCGGGAAGTTCTGCGGCTGCACCAGACGGCCAGCCCAACGCCCGGTTGACGCGCCATGGAAGTTGAGCAAGCCGCGAATGCGATTGTCGTACGAGACGCAGTGCTGCATAGCCCGGTACTTCGCCGTGCTAGTCTTCCACGCAGCTTGACGCAGCTTGATAACGTCGTGCGCTACATCGTCCATGTGGCACGAGGCGAGGAACACCACGTCGTCAACCTCGCCTTTAGCTAGGCTGGTGGCCTCAATGCCGCGACCGTTGAGCCACGCGATAATCTCTTTGTCCTTCGAACACTTCGATACTGCGCGGTTCGTAATCTCGCGCATCACCTTGTCGTTCTGTTTCTTTGCGTACTCGACTACCTGCGCGCTGCGCTCGACGGCGAACGCGTCAATGCACACGCCGCGCTCGTTGATGATCTGATCGAACTCCCACACCTTGCGCCATTCGGGCGACAGTTGTGGTACGGCTGCGTCGGCTGCGCCTTCGGTGCGCACGTCCTGTTCGCAGTACGCCATGTTCCGGTCCACGTCTTCGGGATCGTCCCACCACGTCACACTGCCGTCTGCGTTGAAGCGGCGAGGTTTCGCCATCTTCATCATAAGGTTGTGGCCCTGCATGTCCTTCTGGAAATTGGACTTGAGCGCAATGCCTAGCTTCTCTAGCGCCTGCGGCAACGCCACCGACGCGGCGCGCGCCATCGTACAGTCTTGCTGCGATATGTTCATGGGGGGCCAGTGCGGTACAATCCGCCCAACAAGTACCCAATTCCATATGGTCCGCTCGAACGCAGCGTTGTGTACAACGACGCGGCCACCTTGCCGTACGTGATCTAGCAAGTACGTCGGGTCTGCGTAGCCCGGTCGCCATTGATAGACCGGGCTGTACTCCCCCGCCTTGAACTCGACTTGCCACGCGAAGCCCCACGGCCAAGTCGTCGGGTCTTCCGCATAGCGGTAAACGCCGGACTTCTTCAAGTCCGTGGCGCTGCGCGTTTCGAAGTCAAGGTGTATGGCGGGGAAGTCTTGCATGTCAGGCCGGAAGCTCGCGTACTTCTTCCCAATCTTCTGCGAGCATGTCAGCCTGCGACGCGAGCCACGGTACAACGTACCCCTGCGCCGTCTTCATGTCGATATGCGCGTGGTATTCAATCTCCGTGCCTTCGCCCATGATGGACAGCAGCGGTTCGCGGTTTACCTTGAACGTGCTGCCCGGTACAAGGAACACGAACATGCCTTTACCGTTCCAGCCTGCGCGCTGGTAGCGTCGGCCTTTCTTCAAGCCTTCAATGACTTCGCCAAAGTTCATTTCGTCTTCTCCTAGATAGTCAGCCACGGATACGGGCGCGTGACCGTCGCCCCAAGTATGTGCGGCGATTAGATTGCCGCACATACACGTTTCGTGTTGCCACTTAGCCATGGCCGTTTAGTTCATGAACGACATGTCGTCATCGTCGCCCGTTGCGAGCGGCGGGGCAGCGGCGGGTTGCGGCGGCATGTAGGGCGCTGCGGCTGGTGCAGGGCTACCCGGCATGACAGGTGCGCCAGCCGGGGCAGGAGCGCCCATAGGAGCGGGCGACGGCTGCGTATAGCCGGGGATACCCGCTGCCGGGGCGGGCTGCTGTTGCGTCGGCATACCACGGGCAACGTCGGGCCGTACGATAGGTGCAGCAATACCCTTCGCTGCGGCCATGACCTTAGCAGCATCGGGCGCACCGCCGCCGAACTTCGTGTCGTCGCCAATAATCATGACGGACTGCAACCCGAACGCGACGCCCTTCTTGCGCGGGTCTTTGTATGCGTACGCGTTGACAGCGCAGATCGCCCACACGCCGGGGTACACCTTGCTCTTGTCAACGATAGGGTTGTACCGTACGTCAACGACAGGCGGCTTGAACTTGCTGGTGGACGTGATGAACAAGCAGCCGGGGGTGAAGCCGCCGAACTTGATCTTCTCGCGCTGATCGCGGAACGGCGAGTGCAACCCGCTGTACTGCTGACCGTCCCAATATTCGGGGAACTCGCGTGCGCACACTGCGTAGTATTCTTCGTGCAGGACGGAGAAGTCCGCATACGGGGTGAACAGCAACGACGCACCGAACTTCGGGTTCGTCATCGTGGCCGTGACGGGCGGGAGTTCGAACAGGTTGTCGAACGCGAGACGAACCGGGCCTGTCAGAATGTCGCCAGTCGGTTGCCCGGTCTTCTCGTCAATGACGCGCTGGATAGGTACGGCCTGTGCTGTCTGGTAAATCCAGTTGTCGCCTACGATGCTGTCTTTAACTACTGTCGTGGTCATGTTCTATCTTTCCTGTTGGGGTGGTGGCAACACGCCTGCGATCTGTGAGAAGCTGTCTATTGCTCTGTTGATGGCGGGTGCCGGGTCATCTTCGTCAACCAGCTTGAGGTTGCCGGAAGATTGCTTGAGTGTCAGGAAGGCAAACGCTTGCCGCGCATCTGCTGCGGCTTGCTGTTTCTTGCCACGTCCAACACGTTTCTTGAATGCCTCAACGATCACCTTTTCAAGATGCGTGATAGGCATGATCTTCTTCATCATCACTTCGTCCACTGATACACCAGCGAGCGCAGCGGCTTTCTGTGCTACTTCTTCCTCGTCGCCGTAATACTGGCGGCGCGCTTGCGTCTCGACCAGCTTTGCGCCGGGTACTGCGTGCCCGCTCATGGCGAGTTCGTAGCAATGGTTTTCCACGTCGTCTAGGAACTTGCGCAGCATCGGCGCGGCCATGCGAATGTGCGCCAAGCGGTTGATATCGATGTTCTTCACGTCGGGTAGATCGGGCTTGCGCACCATCTGGACTGTCTTGAACTGCGAACCCACGGCTGTCAAAGCCTTGGCCTCACGGGCGGGGCACACGGTATTCGCGTCGCAGAAGCGGCAATGATCCATCGTCTTGCCGTTGTCGTCTGGTACGAGCGGCGCGTCGGGCTTCAAGTTCTCCGCGATCATGTCGTCAAGCCAGCACATGTACTCGTATAGCTCGTACGGTGTAAGCTCGTGTTCACGGATCGCGCCGTCAGGGTGGAACGCACGAGGCTGTATGATCGTCAGCACAACGCTGTTCACTTCCTCGACGGGCACCACGGCGTTTTCTTCGTACAGGAAACCAGCGCCGTATTGCATCGGCTGCGGGTTGCCCTTCACGTCCTTAGCGATACCCGCGCCATGCTTGTAGTCGATGATGAACAACGTCTTGAGGCTTGGAACCCATATCGCTATGTCGCAGTAGCCGCCTGTCTCACCGGGCGCGACTTCGGACGGCGGGTTGACGAAGCGCTCGTTGAACAGCACGGCGTCAGGGTATTCGTCAAGGATGCTGTACACGTAGTTCAAGGCCATGTTCACGGCGAAGTAGAACATGTTGTCGAATGTGTTCAAGTCTTCCATACACAGCGACGAGTAGTCGCGGTGCGCTGTCTTCGCATCACGAATGCCGTTGGCCAACGCGGCGTCAAGGACTTCGTGGGCTTTGGTTCCCTCGATAGCGTACTCGCTATCAGGACGAGCGGGCACGCGTTTCAGCAAGTTCGTGCTGCCGTGGCATACGGTGAAACGTTCCGCCTGCGACGGCGAGAAGCGACGATGTTGTCTGTCTGCGTGCCCGCTCATTGTTGCTGCCCTTACGCCGTGAAGTGGGGAAGCAGTTCGGCGTACCGTTCGGCTGGTACGTCGCTGATCTTCGTGTATCCGAACTCCGCGAACTTCGCCTTGGTAGCCTTCGGGCTGTTGACCTTGGCGTAGTTCTGGACAGCGGCGGCAAAATCTGCTTGGGATACTGCACCGCCAGCAGGTGCAGGCGCAGGGGCCGGGGCAGGTGCGGGCGCTGGTGCCGGTGCAGGTGCCGGGGCGGGAGCGGGCGCAGGGGCCGGTGCGGCGTGAGCCGGGGCCGGTGCGGGCGCTGGTGCAGGGGCGGGATTGTGCGCAGCCGGTGCGGCGGCAGTGCTGCCCGCCCCGCCAATAAGCCGCTGTACGGCGGCTACTTCCGCTGCGTTGGTAGGATCAAATTCGACTTTCATATGCTGTCTCCTGTCAGGTGATTTGCATAACTTGTTTACGGCCTTTTGCTCAACACGTCAAGGGGTGCCGCCGTCATAGCATGTCCCTCGATTTCGGCTATCGAAGCTGTCTTTTGCGCCACGATACTGTTCACTACCTCGTCTAGCGAGTTGGCCAAGGTTATGAACCTTGCGCGCACGCTGTTGGTTTGTCCGTAGCGGTGTACACGCTTGATCGCTTGGGCGTTGCCAGCGGGCGACCAGTCGCTTTCCAGCAAATCTATTTCATGGCTTTCCGTCAGCGTCAAGCCCACACCGGCAACTCGTATGTTGCCTATAAAGACGTGGACGTTCGGGTCTTCCATGAACGCGCGAACGCTTTCCTGTCTGTCCCTGTCGTTCATGTCGCCGTACGCCTTGACGACGCCGTACCCGTACTTCTTTAGGAAGCGCTCAACGTACAGCAGCGGTTCGGTGTGGACGCAGAACACCACGCGCTTGCCCGATCCTGCGTCCAGTTCCATCTTGAGCATTTGCGCATAGGGTACAGCCTTGGCCTTGCCGACGAGGCGGCGCACTGTCGCTATGTGCGCAGCGTCGAGCTTGGACATGTCGCCAGTCTCGATAGCCGTTATGATCTGCTGTTCAAGGTGCGGGTAGCCGGACAGCGCATCCTCGATTTCCACGGTGCTGCCTTCGATCAGCGTTTCTTGTAGCCAGATCGGGGGTAGCTCCATGCCCACGTCTTTGTGCGTGCGGCGGATAGCGTTGTTGTATATCAGGCTTTGTAGCGTCGGCACCATTTCCGGCTTAGGGAAGTGGCGCGCACCGTACGTCGTGACACGCTTCTCAAAGAAGTATTTCACGAACTCGTCGCTGTCCATGTCGATTGCTTTGGCGAAGCGCAGGAACGAGAACACGTCGAGCGGATCGTTCGCCATGGGTGTACCCGTGACGTGCCACGAGTGTTCCGCCCACTGTATCAAGCTGTCGTCGCCGCTCGCTTCAAGCCCTAGCAGGGCGCGCGTGCGGTTGGCGTTCACGTTCTTGAGATAGTGCGCTTCGTCAAACGCCACGAAGTCTATGTACTCGCCGGTCTTGGCGAACTCTTTCGTCCACTTAGCCATCTGTTCGTAGCTGGTTATCAGCACGTCAAAGCGGCCACGGGACCACGCTACGTAGTCGTGTATGTTCTTGCCTTTGCATAGGCGCAGATCGTACGTCGAGAACTTCTTGAACTCTTTGATCCAGTTCTCGCGTAGCATGGCGGGGCACACGATGATACCCCGCTCGCCTAGCGTTGCGTTGATAGCGCCGATTGTCGTGGCCGTCTTGCCGATACCCATTTCGTCATGCAGCCCGTAGCGGTCACGCGACGCCATGATGTTTGCGGCTACGGTCTGATAGTCGAACAGCGGTAACGTCATGGTTTCTTTGCGCCGTTATCGTTGAAGAACGGGCAAGGGCCAAGTCCGCACCGCTCGCACGTACGCGGGTACGCTTCGCCTTGGTGGCGCTTGCGTACGTTACAGTTCACAGGACCGGGCGACGTGCTGGCGTGTTCGAGCAATGCGTCGCGTTCGCCTTTGCGGATCATGGCGTGCCAACGCTCAAAGCCATCGGTCTTTGTCATGAAACGGTTATGCAGACTGCGTAGCCTGTCGTCAACTTGACGGGCTACGGACATGCAGGCTTCAACGTCTGTCAGTTCGCGTTGCAGTTCTTCGGCGTTTGTACGCCCTGTGTCGGGGTCCGTCTCGTCAATGCCGTGCGTGATACACCGGGCAGCGCGTTGGGCAGCTTCGCCCAATTCTTCAAGCAGCTTGCCTAGCATGGCGAGGCGGATACGGTCTTGTTCCGGTTGCCACGGTGATATGCGATCACTCATTGCCATGCCCTTTCCAACAGTTGTTCGAGACGCCCGCCTAAACCGTCAAGCGAGCCGTTGTTGATGAACGTACACGACCAGTCGTGTTCGCAGAAGCGGCCTATGTCGCGTTCCCACGACGTGCCGGTACGCACAACGTACATTAACATGGTGTTGTCACGGCCCGCAAGCGTTATCGCTGCATTGACTTCGGGCTGAAACCGTACGTCTGGCACGAGTAGCCAGCCGCGTTCGTGGTTCGAGATAAGCGACGCGCGCTCACGCCATAGATCGCCCAACACGTTCGGCCCATGTTCGGCACGTAGCCGGTTGCCGTAGTCTATGTACACTTCGCGGGGCGTCTTGCCGCCTAACTCGTCCTGCGGTTCGTCCTTGACAGCTTGGTACGCATCCACCTTTTCAGGCGGCAAGCCATGTTCGGCAAGCGCGGCCTCGTGCATCGGTCTGGCCATGGGTAGGATCGTGACCGGGTGACGGCTGGACAGGCGAGCCGCCAAAGCGAGCGCAAGCGTATCCTTGCCCGATGTACGCGGGCCGTTGAACAGTACGACTTTCATTTGCTACAGCGCCCTTAGCGTCTCGATGGGCCACGCTTTCGAGTTGCGCAGGTTGACCATTGCGCCAAGGCGGTAGTCAAGCTGCTTCTCGAACTCGTCGCGCAGTTCCGGCAGGATATCGTTCTCGTCAAACGACTTGCCGTTCGTGAACTCTGCGATCAGCTTGGCGCTGTTCGTCGTGCCTTGCGTATCGTCGGTGTATTCTTCGGCGTCTAGCTGCGCGAGCTTGGCCGGTACGTCAGCCCAAGCCATTTGCTTCCACCTTTACCAACTTGCCGTCCACGATGGCGTGCGGCGGGTGATCGTTATTGACAAGCACGACGACGCCCTTGTCCGTGACGGCAACCGACCACTGTTCGTTGCTGTCCGGCAGTTCGCCAATGAACTTGCTCGTCAAGATTTCGTTCTTCGTTGGTGTGTCTTGCATAGGTTTACGCTCCTGTGTCTGCGTTCTGGTACGCCAAGCGCAACTCGGCGTCGCCTATCTGTCCGATGGTGTGCAGCACATGGTCTGCGCCAAACTTGGCGAGCATAGCCGCTTCGGCCCTGTCGATCTTCTTACCACCACGTTCGCCGCGCCACAAGGCCCGATCCTGCGGAAAGAGTTCGTCAGCCCGCGCCATAATGTCGTCGTCGCTGCCGTTCTGCTTACCCGGTACGTTGAGTATCTTCTTCCACGCGGCAGGTGGTACGGTTTCAATGACGATCTTACTGTACAGCGCCGCCATGTACACCAGCCCGACGCCATACCCGAAGACGAACGCAGCGCTGGCCGACTGGCGCGGTCTGCCGCCTACGGCTTCCATTACGACAAGCTCGACGCCCATCATTTCGTACGTGTCGAACATGTCGGCAAGCGCGAGTGCGTCCACGCGCTTACGTTTCTTCTTGCCGATGGTCTGATACCACACCGGCATGTCGTCTATGCTTATGATACGTTGCGATATGTTGTCGAATACCGCAAACGCACCATTGCCGCCGGGGTCCACGCCTACGATCAACGTCATTGCAAGCGTCTCGGATCGATGGTGCGCTGATCGGCCATGACAACTTCGGATGCGACGATATGCAGCCAGAACTTTTGCGGGTGATCGTTCGGCAAGTCAGGATCGTGGTCGCACTTGCTAAACACGATGGCAAGCGGCAATTCCACTTCATCGCTCTTGCGTTCGAGCGCTGCGTACACGCCGTCTTGTATCTGTGCGGGCCAGTCTTCCAACGTGCCTTCAAGCCAGCCGTTGACGTGTACGACAATCTCGAACTGGCGTATGCCGGTGTGCGTCAACTTGCTCATGACAGAAGCAACCTCGCTACGGCGAACAGGCCGACGACGAGCGCCCAACCTGTCAGGCCAACGCCAGCCGTCGCAAAGCCCTTAGCGGCAGTCTGTTCGTACAGCGCCGTGCAGTAGCACGACGCCCACGCCAGCGCTGCGGTGATGGCGACAAGAGCGACGCCGAAGTCATCGCCTGTCATGTGGAACGCAAGCGCCATAAGCACCAGCGCTGCCACTCCGTACGCTACGGAAGCGGTGAAGTTCATGGCGTTTTCCTTTCTGGCATGGGTACGAGTTCCATGCAACGCGCCACGGATACGCCCGTCAGGCGCGATGCTTCGTCGTAGCTACGACCGCTGCGCAGCATCGCGAGCGCGGTTGCTTCATCGCTCTTGCCCATGGCCTTAGCTCCCAAGTGAAATGCGCAGCGGGTGAATGGACAGATACGTGGCGGTGTACTCGTTGAGTTCGTACCGCTGGTAAACGTCCACGCCGATCTGGATAAACTCGTTGCTCGTAACACGCTTGAACTCGTTGCGGTTCACTTCGTGTTCGGTCACGTCGTCTTTGAGCTTGCCGGTGTGGCGGGCAAAGGTGATCTTGTAGTCGCTCATGTCAATACCTCTTGGTTAGCCAGCCTATCGCTAGCAGCACGATCATTACGACCGCTATGTACCGTCGCGGTGCGGGCGACGGGGTTATGAACGGGGCGACGGCTTTTTGTCCCGCCGCCTGTGATGCGCGATACGCAGTGCGCGCGCCGCTCTGTCCTTTTGCAAGGATTTGTCTAGTTCGTGACGTATAGCCATGAGTTCGCCTAGACGTATGTTCACGTACTCGGCTAGCTTCCACCATACTTCGTCCCGATCTATCTCAACGAGTTTGTGCCTGTCGTCTAGCAACGGCTCAAGCTCTGCGTACTCAACTCCTAGACGCGCCGCGAGCATACGCGGCGGCACGTCAAGTGCGTGGCAGATGCGAACCAAAAACGTGTCTTCGACGGTAGGGTTCTTTCCTGTCCTTTTTGGAAGTCGCGTCACGTTTCACCTTCTGCGGCTTGCATTCCGGCTTCTCGTCGTCGGCGTCCCATGCGGTGCCGCACGCGGTACAGCGAAACGAGCCGTCCGATATGCGGCGAGCCTCACAGGCCATGGCTCGTTTCCAGATCGACAACATGCCGCTTGCCATCACTGTAGTAATGCACACTGTCGCGCGGTGCGCGGCGCGGCGGGGGCATTACGAGCGCCAAGGTATCCAGAGATACCGACGACAGGCAAGCGGTGCGTAGCGGGGCCAGAATGGACCGGCGTTTAGACGGCTCTGCCTTCTTGGCTTTCTTGCGCGGGGCCATTA